AAGGAAACGGCAACATAAGGGGCGGGGTGGTGTTTATGCTGTTCATAATAGCTCTACTTGCCGCATACGGGGTGCTGGCATGAGTGATGTACCAAACCAATTGCCAGATACTGTAGTGGCAGACAATGCAATGCTATCAGTCATAGAGCGTGTTGCATGTGATCCTAACTCAGACGTTGAAAAGCTTGAAAAGATGCTTGATATGCAAGAGCGCATCTTGGCCAAAAACGCAGAGATTGCATTCAATCAGGCTATGGCTCGTTTACAGCCTAAGCTTCCTGTAATCAAGAAGAGTTCAAAGGCGCATAACAGCACTTACGCGAAGTATGAGGATATAGACCCTAAAATAAGACCGTTATACACGTCAGAGGGATTTAGTATCTCATTCAATAGTAAGCGTGAAGGTGATTTGACCTATTACTATGGAACTTTGAAGCACTCTGAGGGGCATAGCGTTACGGCTGAAATTGATCTGCCAAACGATACTTCTGGCAGCAAAAACCCGATACAGGCTAAAGCTTCTACTATCACGTATGCCAAGCGCTATTTGCTTACCATGCTTCTTAATATCGTCACAACAGATGAAGATGACGATGGCGCTACAGGCGGAGCAAAGCTCATTACCGAACAAGAAGAGAAAGTCCTTTTGGATTTAATAAAGAGGTCAGGAGCAGATAAGAAAAAGTTCTTGGCACATATGAAAGTTGACGAGCTGAATAGTTTACCCTCTTCACAATTTAAAAAAGCCGAAAACGCATTAATGGCAAAAATAAGGGCAGGTAAGAAATGATAGTGCATGATGTTATACAGGGCTCTCAGGAGTGGCTTGATATAAGGGTTGGGGTTATTACAGCCTCAGAATTTAACAAAGTTCTAACACCTAAAACTAAGAAGCTATCAGAACAGGCAAAGTCCATAGAAAGAAAAATTGCTGCACAACGTCTTATTGAAGAGGATGAAGTTGAGTTTTTTGGCAATGCGTGGACAGACAGGGGTAATGAATATGAAGACGAGGCCGTATCTTTATATGAAATACTCAAAGAGTGTGAGGCGCAAAAGGTCGGTTTTATCACAAATGATGATCTGACTATCGGGTGCAGTCCAGACAGGCTTATAGGAGAAGATGGCGGTTTAGAAATTAAGTGCCCATCAGCGCATAACCATATCAACTTTCTATTAGATAAGAACGTTGAGGAGGAGTACAGGTGTCAAGTTCAGGGGTGCTTGATGGTGACTGGCCGTAAGTGGTGGGATGTCATGTCCTACCATCCTAAATTACCACCAGTCATTAAACGTGTAGAGCGCGATGAAGAATTTATAAACGCGCTTTCCGAGGCTTTAGAACAATTACTAATCAATATCAATGAAACAATAGAAAGAGTGGAGGCAGCATAATGGCTGGATCAGTAAATAAAGTAATAATCGTTGGAAATTTGGGTAAAGATCCGGATATCCGCACAATGCAATCAGGTGACAAGGTGTGCAACCTATCGATTGCTACCAGTGAAAGCTGGAAAGATAGCAACGGAGATCGTAAAGAGCGCACTGAATGGCATCGCGTGGTTATTTTCAATAAGGGGCTAGTAACTCTAGCTGAGAGTTACCTAAAGAAAGGCTCTAAGATTTATCTTGAGGGGCAATTGGAAACGCGCAAATGGACAGATCAGCAAGGCGTTGAAAAGTCCTCAACTGAGGTTGTTCTAAGACCATTCAAGAGTGAACTAACCATGCTTGATAGTAGGGGCGGTGAGTATGACCAGTCTCAACCCCAGGATAGCTACAATCAGGTAGATGAGCTTGAAGATGAAATTCCGTTCTAAGTTTATGGGGCTGCGGCGTGGAAAGCAGACACCCGCTAGTAAAGTGGTACGGTTCTGAGATGTCAACCGTGTAGCAGGAGTAGCGCCCTGCCAGCCCCACCAGAATAGAGTAACTACTGAACAAATACGCATCGCGTATATGTGAGGGTGGGGAACTTGATGTCCGTCTTGTTCCCCCACCTGCTCCCCGGAGGATTAATGATGCAAATGTGTTTAAACAAGCCGAATAGAGAAAAATTTCCTGAAAAGGCAAAACTAATAAAGCAGCTTAATTGCCTAACACCAAGATGGCATGGCTATCCGTGTTGTGAGGTTGTTGACCCTGCGCATTTTCGCTCTGGCTTATTCTTGGGCGCAAACATTAAAGACGATAAGTACATTAATCCGCTTTGCAGGGTTCACCATACTCTTCAAGGCCATATGGGCGAAAAGGCATTTTGGGGAGATAGATTGATGGATGCAAAGGTTCAATCACTACTCATACACATTGCTTACTTAAACAACGATATAGACGAAATGCATAGGCTATCGAGGTTATTCTAATGGAAGAACGTATAAACATTCAGACAGCGGATTCACTACCTGATGCCATTGCTAGAATACTTAGCACGGACATTACGTACCCTGCCGAGATCACCATACAGAAGCTAAATAGAAAAAGGTCTAACTCGCAAAATTCTCTTTACTGGAAATGGCTTACAGAAATATCACAGCAAATGGAAGTGCCTAACGAAGATGGGGTATTTACCAAGCTATCAAGAGAAGATTGGCACGATCTATGCCGCATGAAGTTTTTAGGTGTGAAGGTCATCAATCTAAGGGGAAAAGAGTTCCCAAGACCTGCCAAGAGTACAAAACAATTAAAAGTCGGAGAGTTTGCTGAATACCTTACAGAGATTGAATCACATTTTTTGCAAGAAGGTGTAAGGCTTACGTTTCCACAAGAATACGGACTAGCAATGGGGAAATCATGAATAAATACATAGATATATGCATATGGGCGATGATTGCAATGCTCGCAATAGCAACAGTGATGCACATTAATCAAGTTGTTGGTGCTGAGTTTTCACCGCAAGCGCAGATAGTCGAACATCACAGAAAGATGGATGATGAAAGGCTCACCAAGGCGTGTGTTAACGCACATCTTCAAGGTGATTACACAATGGAAGATTATTACTGTGATGCACTGGAAGAGCGCAAAGGCAACCTAACAATCACAGAAGAAGACGGAATAGTAATTATTAATTTTGAATAACCCCACAAGGGCTGCGTGCTGTTACGCGAACAGCAGCGGAGTGATGATCCGCAACAACGGTAAGCAATCTTACCAGCCCGCCAGATAACGACTGGTTCAACACGAGCGAGGATACAATGACCAAGATTGAAAAAGTAAAGCAGAAGATAGCGGATGCGCGAATAAGGCTAGGTGTTCTAAGCAACAAAGATTATCCGAACAACAAATACGAAACAATGGGCGGTGCTGACATTGAAACAATCCAAGCCTGCCTAATCCTAGCGCAAGAGATTAGCGAGAAGGGTATGTATTGGAAGCCGATTGAAAGCGCGCCGAAGGATGAGGTGGTTTTCTTGAAATTGGAAGATGAAACCCTAATAAAGGCTTCTTTGCGGGGCGGCTTTATGGATAGTGACGGTGAAGATTGTTTTTGCTGGGTCGCAGAACAAGAATACTTCCCAGAGTGTTGGAGTTGCGGGGAATGTTATGAATATAACGCAGATGGTAATAGGTCTATCCACCCAACCGCATGGCAACCTTTACCAACGAACACAATACTTGAACTACTAGAGAAGATAGGTGAGTGAGATGGCAGAGTTTATAACAAATGCAATTATTGAAAGCGTGTCTATTGATGACGCAGATAGAGGGCTGTTAACGGCTTGGCTTCATCTTAATTATGATGGTTCTGGTCAAGGGTTTGGCGGTCATGCGCTGTACTTGCCGAGCAATTTTAAGGCACATGAGGTTAAATCCTATGCAGGACATTTTATATGGCGTTGCATGGAAATTGCAGGTGTAAGTTCTTGGGATAAAATTAAAGGAAAAGCAATTCGCGTCAAAAAGACGGATGAATTCGGCAGTATTATAGCCATAGGACACATCACAAAAGACGACTGGTTTAATCCAAGCGAGGATTTTTCAAATGACTAAAGACATAGAAACACTAAAGGCTCTTGTTGAAGCAGGTAAATATTTCCCTGATATGAAAGAACTAGAAAATGTTGGCTATTGCAAGCTTTGTTACAAAGAACCAAAAAAGATGCCGCAATATAACAGGGGATGTATAGAGGTTCCTTATTGGAGTAACGGACAATGGGGACAAGGTGAAGATGCTGCACGTAAAATCTTAGAGTTTATTACCCAAGCAGCCAATTCACGACAAGCCCTAAAATCCGTTATTGAGGAGAACGAGAGTATGAAAGCGGAGAATAATAAGCTTAAGTCTGCGCTTGGATATCACATTAATGCAGATAGCTATGCCTCGACCTTTCCAGATGATGAGCAAGATGAAGCAAGTCTAAGAAAACAAGAAACTTGGAACAGGTTTACAGCAAGAACGCTTATTGATGAAAAGCTTGAAAGTGAGTGTGTTGAAAAAATGAAGGAACGTCACAGGCATGAGTGGGATAAGGATGGCGAAAGATGTGTTAAGTGCGGCGATAAGGACTGGTTCGCAAGCCCCATTTGCAAACCAAAACAAGCCCTAAAACGAGAGGACGATTAGATGGATATGCCAGAAGAGATATGGACAGAAAAGCCAATCCCTAATGAGTGGGGAACAAAATACGGCGCTTACTCTGATATTAAAATCGGTAAAGATGAAACAAGCTACACCCGCACAGACATCCACCAAGCCGAGATAGCAGAGAAAGAGCATGTTATTCAAAAACGAAAAGACTTACATCGCGTTGAAAGAGATTATTTGCTTGATGAGATAGCCAAGCGCGATGCGGTTATTGCGGATATGCGGGGTGTTATATCAGTTTGGGAAGGCGCACTTATGCATTACAGACACCTTGACCACTTGGCTGGGGTAACAAACAAGGTGGCAGACAAAGCCATAACCAAAGCAAACGAGATACTGGAGAGCAAAGATGAATGATATTGAACAGGCTATTGGGGTATTGATTAAGATAGCAAATACGGCTTGGGTAAAAGAAAAACCACAAGTAGAAAAATGGGCTGACGAAGCCCTAACCTACATCCGCGCCGTGCAGGAACGGCAAGCGGTTGATGTTTGGGGGGTGAGATATGCTGCCCAACATGAAGAAATACCAGATGATGATTATAGCGAAGGCTATGAAGTTGGCTGGAACGACTGCCTTGACCACCTAGCCGAACAAGGCCACATCTTAACAAGCGATTATGTCGCGCCAGCAGTAACCAAAGAAGAAGCACAGGCGGCTTATGATTGGTATAAGGGCTTTCTCAACGAAGGAGACAGCGTTTACGATTTAGATAGATACGCAGGAGAAACAATCAAAAAACTACTAAAGCAAGCAGGGGCAGAGTGATGGAGCTGAATAATTTACCTGATATGTGTACGCCTGGTCACGTTGCGGACTTCCTGCATGTGGATAAACGCCATGTAAAAGACTTGTGCAAAAGCGGAAAGCTGTCATATCTTAAAATTAACTCGCATCATATCAGAATACCCAAAAACAGTATCAAGGTTTATATCGAAAGACACCTATGCCAAGAAAAAACAAAGGAATACAAGTCAAGTACAGAAAAGACCGAGAGTGTTGGGAACTCATCGAGTATATCGGAGGAAAGCGTAAGCGACACGCAACTGGCTTCAGCTGCCGTGAACATGCTGAAGAAAAACTTGCAGAAATCATCGTCCAAAGACAAAAACCACAAAAAGGCGAACATCTATCAATTGGCAAGGTCATAGCTTATTACATCAATGAGCATGTACCTACATTAGCAAACCCCAGAACAGCTATACTATGCTTTGAGCGCCTTATTCCTTATTGGAGCGAGATAAAAGTAAAAGACATTAGGAAATCGCTCTGCCTTAACTACCTAGAACACAGAAGAACAGAATTTAATGCTTGGCAAGAAGAGGGCGGCTACAGCAAGCGCAGAACTTTATCCGATGAAACAGTCAGGCGTGAATTAGAGCAGCTACAGGCGGCTATACGCTATGCACATAAAGACAATATCCTTGATACGTACCCGGCAATATGGAAGCCCAGAAAATCTAAATCCCGTAGTCGATGGCTAACCAAAAAAGAAGCGGCAAAGCTACTAAGAGCTACAGATCAATTAAGGTCTGCAAGTCACTACATGAAGCTATTCATACTTATAGGCCTATACACTGGCGCTAGAAGCGATGCAATCCTGTCTTTAAGATGGGAGAATATAGATTTGGATAGAGGATTTATTGATTTTAGGAACGCGCAGAAAAGCGCTAACAAACAAGCTGCTATAGTTCCTGTACCTAAAAGGCTTATGCGAGAGCTTGGGGCAGTTAAAAATGATGTTGGGTACGTTATAACATTAGATGGTAAGAAGATAGGGTCTGTTAAGACGTCATTTAGACGCTGCTGCGCTATAGCAGGGCTTGACGATGTGACACCGCATACTCTAAGACATACGGCTGCATCGTGGATGGTGCAAAAGGGAGTGCCGCTTTTTGAAGTTGCAAAATACCTTGGACATTCAACATCAATGATGATAGAGAAAACCTACGGACATTTAGCGCCAGATCATTTAAGAAGAGCAAGCGAATCTTATGGGTAACAGCCCCAGATACTGCCCCAATAATGATTTTAAAAGCTTTTGAGTGTCTTATAACTTATTGATTTTATTAATAAGGGCCTGTAGCTCAGTTGGTTAGAGCAGTCCGCTCATAACGGGTTTATTACCCTTACAAGCCGCAGAAAACCTCACATCTGATAACGAGAAACAGCCTCAAAGAATCGGAAATATAGGTTTTTACTGCCCCATAACTGCCCCAACTTTACTTGCAGGTTGTTCTTATTTTGTTCTTGCGTCTCAAGTCTTTTGGTTCAATTTGAACTAAAGAGCACTTCGATAGATTACTCTACGGTGATTTTGAGTAAAATGGCAGGGGTTGTCGCCCCCGCCATATAATTTAAGCTACTGTTAAAATACCACTGCCGCTAAATGATATTGTAAAGGTTTCTGTGTCGGATAAGTCAACCGCAGAACCATTATCCCAGTAACAAATAAGCTCATCGTTACTCGCAGTATCGTTGTAAAGCACCGCATATCGGAACTGTGCAATAGCACCTCCGGAGGCTGTGAACGTTACATCATCACCATCAAGTGTGGCTGTACCAGAACTTTCTGTGTAAGTGACACTGCCAACAGTAGCGCCGCCAGTTGTGTAGCCATTACCCGCACTGATTTGGGTAATATCAGATAGTTGTGTATCAGTTCCCGCAGTTGGCGCGGAGTTAGTTAGTGCCACCTTTAGGGTATCACTTTCGAAATTGTGGACTTCCTCACCGAGAGCCTCCACGAAGCTTTCAAATTTAACAGCAGTTGCCATGATTAATTCTCCTTTTAGTAATTGCTGGTTAAAGTTATTCTACAGTAATTCCTCTAGCTGCTAGGCGTGTTACAGTTCGATCATATATCGATGTAAGCGCCGCTGAATTTTTGGCAGTATCGAATATAATAAATTCTGCGTAATCACAGCCGGCGGTGTACGAGGCATTATCGTACTGCACATCGCCTATACCGAAATCAACGGAAGCCTGTGCAAGATTGTTGTTAGCACCCGAAGTATTAATGATAGGTGATGATGCATCACCAATATAATCTACGCGGCTTGTGTTGCTGGAGAACGAGATAGCCATAAACACCCATTGGTTTGTCGGAACGGGGTTAAGAACATTAACCGTTGACTGATCCCTAATATTCGACTTAATAATGTTTGACCCCACAAACATACTTCCGCCATCATCAGGACCCAAGTTGCCGAAAAGGAAACGATTGCTAGTGTTTGGCATCCTAACCACTGCGCATATTGTAAATGTTGTCTCATCCGCCCCGAACTCAGATTGCAGGCCGTTTAGTTGCTCAGTTGCCAAGGTTAAGTAACCACTGGAATTAGTCGGTGTTGATGTTACTGGTGTAAGAGCGCTTCCTGAAATAGAGTCTAAGAAAGATGTATTATCAGTACCAAACACCCAGTGCCCTAAAGCTCCGCTTTCTGTTGAAATACTAGGGCCGGTCGCCGCCCCCGCTGATAGAGTTGCGTCATTAGCCGTTACGGTGAACGAGGCCACCCCAGCGCCTAGCACATAGCTTCTAATTATTGTTGCAACGTTAGCTGTTACAGAGACCGCTAGAGTTCCGGCTGACAAAGCACTGTCCATCGTTAGTGTGGCATCATTAGCTGTGATGGTTATCCCTAAAGTTTCTGCGGACAGAGTGGCTGGTGTCGATATGTCAGTAGTTACATCGTTTACCGTTACAGTAACCGCTAAGGCTTCAGCTTCTAGTTCTACTGCTGTAGTTGCCGACAATGTAGCGGCATTCGCTGTTACCGTAATTGATAGCGTTTCAGCGTCTAATGTTCCGCCGTTTATTAGAGCAGAAGCTAAAGCTGTGTAATAGCGCTCCCCTAATGTTCTTTGTGCGGCTGCGCTAAAATGCAGGCTATCGCCGCCGTCTGATAAATCATCAGTTTCAACAAAAGCGGTGTATGGAACTCTGTTAGGCGTGTCTTCTATTGCCGCGCTTATGTCCGCGTCATATCCTGTTGACCAGTCCGCGATATCACCTGCAATAAATGGTGTTGAACTTGTCGCTCCGTCTATGTCTGATCTCCAGCCGGAAATCAATGCATCAAGTTGCGCTGCATACTGGGCTTCTGTGTAATCGCCATTATCATCTTCGCCTTGATGCCATAGGATAGCCACAAGATTTGTACCGCTATCGCCTGCTGCGATTGCTGCTTCTACTTGTGTAATTGCACCATTGTAACCTGTGCCGCCATCTTGCCAATACGTGTCTTGAAATCCTGTCGCCCCCTTGGCTGTAGGAACTAATAGTATCTTTCTGGTTGGGTTATCTGCTAAGTATTGCTTTGCGAAGGTCATACCCATACCGATAGTGTTTGCTGTTTCACCATCATGGTCTAGTGGGTCATTTGCTAGGACTACCTTATGGCCGTTCCACCCGTATTGGAATATACGTTCATCGGGTGCGTCTAGAACTTCATCTATAGAACCGTTCCTCCCAATCATATTAGATTGTCCGGCCAATAGAATAACATCGTAATCTGTATTTGCAGGAGAGTATAGAACTGCGTCATTTATTGTAACGTCTATACTTAAGCCGCTTGCTGAAAGAGTAAAAGGGTCACCTGAATTTATCGACCCGACTCCATTTATCCCCAGCCCTAAACCTAATCTCATGTTGTTTCCTTATTCTGAATTATTCACGAAGTACCGCAGCGCGGTATCAACGCAATCTGTGTATTGTCTGTTTTCCATGGAATCCGCTAGGCACTCGTCAAAATCTGCGCTAGTCACTGGCTTTACGTTTAGCTCTTGCACGTTTGCGCAACCGATTAATGATGTCAGTGCGAGTAGTGACAGAACCATTAGCTTGCCGCTGTGCTTCTCTAATTGCTGCATCGCGTTCTCTTTCTAGCTCTTTGGCTTGTTCTTTGTTTTTTATCCAGCCGGATACCGCCCAAAAAAAAGCCCCTGCTTTAAGCAGAGGCCAGAGTAATAGACGGATTATGTTTTCAATCATTAAGCGTCTTCGTTTTTGTTCTTGATGATGTTACCAGCAAGGAAATTCAGCACAGTCAAGATACCATTGATAATCTTGTCATCTGTCTTTGTCGGTGTAAGCATTGTGATAGCTGTTGCCGCTGTTACTGTGCCGGTGATAGCTGCTACCCATTCACCGAACGTAACGCCCTGAATGAAGTTTAAAATATCTGTAATCATGTTTAGTTCTCCAATTTGTAAAATACGTGGTTTCCTATAGCCCCTAAAAACTTACTTTCATCACGCCAAGTAGGGCTTATTGTCTTGGTGTGGTAATGGTCAGCATCATGTGAGAATTTTGGCTCTATGTTGCCGATTAATACGTTCAATGCCGCTGATATGCATTCTTGCACCATTTCATCATCCATCATCTTGCCCTCACGGATTTTTTGACAAACGACATAGTTCGGGTCGTTCGCGTTCCAACAAGAAAACTGATAGGGCTTTTGGCAGACTTCCCTTATGCTCTTTCCCCACCATCTAGGACGGTCGGCGCGGTTTTTAATGACTTTACCGACTGCGATTTTACCCTCGTATGTCTCGCCCCTGGATTCTCCCCAGATAGTCGCAGCCATTAATAGTACGTCTTGCCATTCTGTCTGGCTCATTTCAACATCTCCGGTCTTATTGTCACTCGGCTTACTTCGCCGAAAGATTTCGAGTATGTAATTACAGATGCTCCACGTTGTGATTGGTACGCTCCTCTTGCTGAATACGCATCTCTTGCCGCTAAAGTGGGGTGCTGCTCAACTATCATCATCTGGTCTTCTTTAACTTCCTTATGATGATAGTGACCGATATGCGCATATGATTTTTCTGTCCTGCCAAATATCTCTCTAAATTGCCCTACAAAGGCTTTGGAAATTTGGTTAATTCTTTGTTTGTGACCGTGGTGAAAAAACAGGGATGTATTTCCCCACTCAAATGCGTAATAAGGGGTCTGTGATGTATCTACCGTTACCCTCGGTTCATTCTCATATAGAACCGAATAAAGCTCTCTAAGCCACACAGAAGAGGCTAGATCGTGGTTTCCCTCCGCCATGATAATATGAACGTTGTTGTGTTTTTCCAGAAGTATCTGCACAACGTCTCTTAATACCTGAATAGCCATTCTTACGACTTTTCCGTATCTTGTATCAGCATCTAAAACATGACCGGACGTAGGTGTTACAGCGTCTAATCCATCCCAGTGTAAAAAATCGCCCATTTGGGCGAGTATTGCAGTCTTTGAATTTGGCGCTGATTTAATCGCGGCGCCGAAATATTTAACCAAGGTTTCCCTTGCTATATCTATATCCCAGTCCTCGCCAGTTTCTTCGCCCCAAGATAATTGTCCGAAGTGATAATCTGTCAGTACATAACAAGATAAAAGCTCTTCGTTTATATGTGGAATAAACCTGACCGGGCGTTCTCGAACTATATCTTCTTTAAGCTCTTCTGCGGCTATTAGTAGTAGCTCTTTTTGTTTATCGAAGTTTCTGTCGGTCTTAATCCATTGCATCTTTACGTTACCGTCTGAATCGTAAAGTCTGGACGTTCCCTTTAAATCGTGACCTTGTGGTATATTGAACTCTGGATCTGGCGTAAGACCTAACTCAATGGCTTTGTTCTTTCTCACATTAAATGTAGACTGAGGCCATCCTAACGATGCTGCGGCTTTTCTATCGCTGTTATACTTAGTATACACATTGATAGCATCTTGGTATTTGTCAGTGTCAATAATAAACCTCCCAGTTAGTGTTTAAAGATATCTATAATCCAATTCACACTCGCTCCTGCCGCTAGGGATGCACCTGTTGCAATCCCTGCAAGTCTTATTGCTCCGTTTTCGAGCTTTGTTATTCTTTTGTGTTGTGTTTTAGAGCTATCAACTAACGCGTCTACGCTTGTTTTTGTTTCAGAGATAGTCTTCTGCATATCAAGTAGGATAGGGAGGTAGTCGTCCATTATCTTAGCTCCCACCAGTAATCTATTGTTCCTGTTGTTACAGTTAGTTCATAAGTACTACCGTTTGGAATTATTAGTGAAAGTGGATAGGCGTAACTCGTATTTGCGGCCAGATTAACACCTGTAATAACAATTGATCCGTCAATCTCGAATGTATAAGAGTTATTTGAACTGCTAGTGCCTACTGTGATGGCTACCATAATTGGTGCGCCTGTGTCGTTTGTATATGTTACCCCGCTTGAGCGAGAACCGGAAACATCTGACCATGATTGTGCAACACCGCCAATCATTGCATCGTGCAGTCCATCTGGGGTGACCGCTCTATCAGTATCAGTGCCTGTTTGCGTTTCTGCGCTTGTGGAAAGCTCAACAATGCCCTTGGTTGTTGTTGATGCATCAGCAGGGTCAGCGGCAAATGTTGCCTTTACTAACCATTTAGATAGACCATCATCATATTGCAGGGTAACTGCGTTTTCATCGTCAGTTAATGTAATGTCTTCACCGTCCGGAGTTTCAATATTACCAGTACCATCTTTTAGTACTACTTCTCTTGCATCATCAGCGATACGAAGCGTTAGCTCCATTCCATCAGTGCCGCCGTTAATCGTGTCCAGATCATCGCTTGAAGCGTCACTCTCTGTATCGATGATATGATTTGAACCTGTTACAGTAATAGCGCCGCTTGCGATTGTCAGCTCACCATCATTGGCAAAGGATACCTTACCTGTAAAAGTAACATTCCCTGTGAACTTAATGTCTTCTACGGATAGACCACCCATCATTAGCCACTTAGCACCTGTGCATACGAATATAGCACTATCACCTGCTTGCAAAGCTACCGTTGTAGCATCGTTCACCTGTTCAGATAAGTTAGGATCAATCGTTACTACGCCAGAACTATCATTAGCAACGCCAAAGGAAAAACCCTCACCTGCATCTGCTACTGCTAACAAAGATAATGTCGCTGCCGCCGTTACGCTAATCATAGAGTTTTGGTAGGCGCTTGTTATTGTCGTGTTTCCTGATAGCGAATAAGTAGTTCCCAAGAAAGAGGAGGAGGAGTCGCCGATAATATCATCACGCTCATCTATTAAGTTATCCAAGCTATCAAACACGCGGATTTTATAAGAACCCTCACCAAGCCATATTTCGCCGCGCCCCTCGCTATCTAAAATTACAGGGTTTGCGTTAGCTGTGTCTTCGCTTGCATCTGTGTAGCTTGCTTTAGGTGTGCTTGTGCCTGCTTCGTAAGTGTAAACCTTGCCACCATTAAGTGGATCGCCATTGTCATCAAATACTTGTGCATCTGGAAATGGTGTTAATTTAGCCATTTAGTTCTCCTAATCTAATAAAAACTCTTGAGTTTCATTGCTTGCTGAGCCGCCAGATAATGCGCCTGCCGTTCTTCCTGATGACAAGGCTTTTTCCATTGTGAAGTAAGCTTTTTGCGCTTCTTTATATTGTGATTTACTAACCTTGCTTGATAGCTCAGTAAATAATCTGAGCTTTTCGCTTGGATCAGTTTCATAGAGTATTTTTGATATTTGCTCAGCAGTGTCATCACTTAAGCCATCGAACATCTTTCTAATGCCAGCTATCATGGTATTTTTAGGCATAGCGTTAACGCCGCCATTGGCGATTTGTGCCATTTCAGCGCCGCCGCCAGCTATTTCTAGTGCTGCTTGTTGTTTTCCTGCTGTCGGGCTACCGCCTAGTATCTCATTACGCATGTCAAATATGCGCTTTTCAGCCTTTAAAGACTTCTCTAGGTTCTTGAACTCTTCAGGGCTTAATATCTTGGATAGTCGCTCTCGTTGCGTCTTGCTGCCGAATATAGAGTTGTACGGATTTGATCCATCAATCTTGGTGTTAATTTTATCTCTTAGCTGTTTTCCGACACCGATTTTAAAGGCTATTTTTTCCTCTTCTGTAGAGTTTTTCATAGCCTTAACTATCTCTTCTGGATCAAGCTTCATAAACTGCTTGCCAGCTTCCATAGAGTTTGAAACTTTTAGATAATCACCGGCTTTTGTTCTTGCTGTGGCATAGCTTGGGCTTGCTTCGTCCATTGCATTTACGAGAGTTTCCTTGATGCCGATACGGTCTTTCGCAAAGCCTTTTTCACCTGCTCTCATAGCCTTACTAATGTCATCATCAAGAACGCGCTTAGCATAATCAAGAACCTTGATAGATTCAGGGCCATGGTCTTTTAGTTTAGATGGATATTTCTTATAGGCTTTTTCAATAGCTTCTTGAATTTCAGGAACTTTGAATATCTCTGTATTTTGAACAGCATCATTATAAGCTTCATCGTAGTACTTACCAGCTCTTGCGCTTCCTGCTTCCATGATGTCATCTACGGTCTTATAGTAGTTTTCAACGCCGCTAATGTTCTTAGCTATAGCAGCTTTCATGTTCTCAGGGGCTTCGGCTACCGCATCTTCAAAGTAATCTTGAGCAACGGCTTTTCCGCTTTTGTATTGCGCAGCACCTTGGCCTAACGTTCTGGCTCTTGATCCATAAGATTCTATTAAAGCCTGATCCCCATTAAGCCATGATTGAAACACTTCATCATGTGTGTTCGGGAAGTCCTTTTTAATAGCTTTTCTGATTTTGTTTATTGCGCGGGCTTCGGCTGCTGGTGCATCCTTAATTGTAAGCTGACTAGCTTCATCAGCTATATCTTGTAATGCTCTATCGGTTTTTACAGGGGTTTTGTTAAGTACATTCTTGGCGCGTGTTAGTAGGTTACTGTTTCTTAGAACATCCCCAACCACTTCGCCACCACGAGCAGCAACAGGGCCAAGGGCAAGACCACCAATTCCACTATACAATCCCGCTTCGAGTCTTTCTTCGACTGTTCCATCGCTCGCTCCGAATCCATATACACCCCCCGATACTCCACCAATTCCAGCGGCTGTTCTTTTGGGGTTTTGTCTTGCATATTTAGTAACCTTTGCAACGGCTGAAGATGGAGCGGCTTTTGCAGCTAATTTGGTAGCACCAAATCCTGTCCTTACATCACCTGCTAAATCGCCAGCAAATGTCGCTATAGGGGCTATTTCTCTATCTTCACCAAACTGAGATTGAATGTTGTTTAAATTTTTAGCATAATCACCTGCAAAGTCAATCTTATCACCTGTTACTGCGCGGTAAGCACTTGTTCCTAATGTCGCTGGCACTGCTAGAATTTCATCTGCAAACGAGCCGCCCATCATAGGCTTAGTTAATGCAGCACGTCCATAAGCACCGACTTCATCGAGCATAGTAGGGGCTTGCGCAGGGGGTTGGACCTCTTGCTGTGGTGTGTCCTCAATTATCTCGAAGTCTGTTTCGTATTCATCAATAACTTCGAAGTCTGTTTCATAATCAGTCACTTATAAACCTACCATCTTTTATTGTACCAATTTTCCCTTGGTATCGAACCTTCTTTCCTTCCGCAGAAGGTGGAAATTTTTTACCTTGCGCGGCTTTAGCTTTCGCGCCGTACTGCTTTTGGTATAATCCTGCCGATTGATTAATCATGCCCTTTTCAGCTTCTCTTCTTAGTTCAGCTTTTTGCTTTATTACCTCATCGCCATCACCCACCACTGGGAAATATTTTGCATACTCTTGCCTCATCTCATCGGCCCCAATTACCGCACCTGACTCTTTGCGGAGATTAGCTGATAGCCAATTTTGCGCTGCATTTAAGTACTGTTGCTGCTCTGGTGTCGCTTTGGCTCTGACTCCATACTCTCCTAAAGCCGCTCCAGTATCTCCAAGCGGCAAGGCCGTCAACATCCCAGACAAGCTTCCTGCTATGCCTGTTTGCCCCCTATCTGCCTTCGGGTCTTTACCCAACATGTTATCCATTATTTGCCTACTCTTAACCATGCGGTTAGCAAAATTAGCGGCTTGGCTTTGCCCGTCGCTATAGCTGAGAGGATTTTCTTTTCTTCGCGCCTCTTGTATCTGAGCGAACTCATCCTTTATCAACTCCTCTTTTACTAATTGCCTCTCCTTTGGATTCATACCGTCTGTGTTTATTGTTGCTGTTAAGCTATCAAACATTGAGGAGTCTATGGGCCTTGTCCCCATCTGATTTGATGGGTCATAAGTTCCGTGCATATTAAGAGTTTCTTGCTGTACTGGCACTAAAGAATCAAAATCAAAACTACCTTTTTTGCGTGATAACGAGCCGCGTATATCAGGTGCGCCCATCATATTTCCAGTGTTCGGATCCATTGTGGGTCGCAGTTTCGCTTGGTAAACATCAACAGCAGCCTCTTCTTGCGGCGATAAGGGTATCCCTTGAGCTAATTTCATCATTCCTGAATCTGCTAAAGCTTTCGGATCATTTGCTTTATCGGCTTGATCTGCAAGTATTCTTTGCTTCTTCAAGTCCATTAAATCTTCACGCTGCGCCATTTGTATGCCGCGCGTAATAGCATCGAAGAAGTTTTCCTGCTGTCTTTGCTTTAATTGAGCGCCCTGCATGAATGATGAGTTATCTAGTTGAAAGCCCATTATACCTCTCTCATTTCTATGCCGATCTGGTCGTAATCAACATGCTTAATGCCGCTTAGCTCCATAACGGCTTCAGGTTTTACTTTCTCAACTTCTTGCGCCATAACGCCGATATATTGCTTATCGCCGCCCTTATAGTTGAATTTGTAAGTATTGAAGCCGTTTTCCTTGCCGATATATTCAATATTCTCTTTCATACGAATATCAGACATGAAATAAGCTGTACCTAACTGCGCACCTGTGCTTAGCAGAGTATCAAACATGCTCGGCTGTGATGCGTTAGCATTCGCTGCTGATTGTACCGCGCTACCTACAGATCCTAATGTTTGGCTTGCAGCATTAGAATAGTTATTTCCTACACCTGTAAGCTGCCCTGTGGCTGTTTGTCCGATACCTGCCATAGAGGCTAGGCGGTTAAACATATTAGTCTGGTCGTTGTTATAACGGTTGTATGAATCCATGTATGTTTGGTCAGCCATGTTCGCGTTATATTCACTCAGGGCTTTAACAGTTGATGGGTCGTAATATTGGCCTCTTGCTGCTGCCGCGCGTTCTAAAGCTTTTTGGCCTTCATCAAGCCTGAATTGATAGCCGGGGTCGGCTTCAAACTGATCCATTCCGAATGTCTGCATGAGTGAGCCAAAACCATCAGCACTTTGTTCTGCCTCCATTTCTGCTGCTATCGCTGCGTTTAGTCCGTCTAGGTCAACTTCTGAGTTAGTTACTGTCTCGTTTGTTGAAAATGGAGTATTGTATTGGCTTGTTGTTGCTGCGTTAGAAACATCACCTATATATCGTGGCTGGGTTGTTAGCTGGCCGTTTTCATCTATATAAAGATCCTGACCACCCATACCGCCAGTTGTTGATGTTGTTTCTGTTGTGTATGAAGGAGCTAATTCGTTGTAAAGCTGTTCTCTTGATGAGCCTATGCCCATCATGTTACTCAACATCTCCAATCCACTAAGACCTGTATCATAGTAAGGCTGGATATACTGTTTGTTCTCGTTGTAAATATCTTCTTGGATGTCTAGTGCTCTATCTCCGTACTGGATTGCTGCACTAGCATCAAAGCCGCCGCTGCTTTTACCGCCCATCTTCTATCCTTTATAAAAACCGATAAAGCCACGTATTTTAAAGCCCATCATACCGAATATCCGCGCATGTAAGGGAACTTTACCTTTAAATAGGTAGCTTAACCGTAATGTGAGTTTGTGTTTGTCGGCAACATTGCAAACCGCTTCCTTTAGGGTTTTAGTCGCCTTGTATGATCTGTGTTCTGGCAGGATATAAAACATATAATCTGCCAACATAGTTTCGTATGACCATGCCGCTTTAACTGTGCATAGCCCCCAAAAACCTATTATCTCGCCGTTCTTTTCAAGTAATACTTGCGGGGCTTGTGTGTAAGCCTTATTAACCCATTCATATAGTAAATCAGGGTCAACGGTTTCGGGTATAATCTCTTTTAGTTCTTTGTAGCCATCCCAAGCCATTTTATAAACAGTAGGGAGGTCTTGTCTTGTGGCATATCTAGCTAACATCTGTTATTTTGCCGTTTACCACTGTAACAGTGTCACCATCGGCATTATTAAACGATCCTGTAAAACCCTCTTTGCTTTCCTTCGTTACAGACCTGAACCATTTGATCCAAGTATCTCTAAAGCGCCCATCTTCTTCTAAGGTCACATCTTGAATAGGTGGGTTTTTAAGCGCCATTTAAATAAGCCTCATTTAATTGAAATGCTGTAGGTGCAGAGCCTTTTAAGTGGTAGACCCTATCTCTTGATTGCCCTAGTCTGCGCCATTCTACGCGCTTTCCGTACTCACCTAATTTACCAAGTGAAGTCCATAGCTCGTTAGACCATGTAAAGCCGCCATCGTCTGAATATCTCAGCATTATTTGAGGGTCTGATCCGTCTGCTTGGCCTAAACCTACATCACAGTCCAATTCGAGTTTAGAATGAGTAATAAGCTGTTTTTCCATGTCATAATGGGGCGTTATGCGCTCCCATATCATTTCCTCGCCGTAATCATCATAATTACCCAAGGAAAGCTCATAGATATTGCCGTTTTCACGATCTCCGATAAGGTTCTTGTTATCAAATACGAAGTGACACGAGCCTTTATGCTGCTCTCTTGCGTTTATTGTCGCATTCTGAAAGCTGCGCTCATGCCATTGCTTTGTTGCGTGGTCGTAAACTAGAGTTGTATCCAGTCCCTTAACCTGTAAGCAGTAAAAAGCGTGTCCTTGTTGGTGATATGTCCATGCATAGGACTCATCCCTTTGTGTGGACTCTGCTATTCGCTTGTCTATAGCTTGTGTTGAGATTTTAGTAGCATTGTAGCCATTTGATCTCCAAACCACTCCACGCCCTTCCTCGTCAACGCCAAGCCATACTAAAGCGTTGTCTGTTCTTTTAACTGTAAAAGGGGCTTCGCAGCCTGTCGGTATAACCGAGCCGTCTATTCTTTCAAACGGAAAGGAAGCATTGCCGGTATTGTCAAAGACCTCAACTGATCTATTGCCAAAACCCCATAAATTACCTCTATCCGCAGCTAATCCGATTAGGTTATCAGGGTTTGATGACATTACTGCAAAGTCTAAAGCGTCCCATGTAAAGCCATCATTTAAAGATGATATATAAAACGCTGCTGAATTTGCCTTATTGACGATAAAATAACCATCCAGATAAACTACAACTGACGCGTTAGGAAAATCACCGTCAGTTATCTGAGCAAATGTATCTGTACTCTGCGTGAATATCCAACCATCCATACCATCAACAATCATTACTTGATCGCCGTTCTCAGCAATGGATACTCTGCTTGTCGCTGTGTTGAGTGAACCTAAGTTCGTACTTCCTGTAGCTGTAATCTCGTACAGATCAAAGCCTGATACCACAAAAGCGCGGCCTCTTGATGTTGATATGCACCCGCGTATCGGGCCGCTTCCTACAGTTCTATAAACCGAAGTGCCTGGGCATTTCTTTAACGCTACAATATCCTTTGAATTTTCATTCTCAGACACTAAAGGATATAAATTTATGGTTCTTTGGACATCAAACTTGCGCGAGTCCATTTGATAAGACGGCCCGACTATAGGAATCTTCATCGAACCTGCCCTGTATTAATATCGTATGTACCGCTTCCTAAAAATGCGCTATCAACAGCTACCTTGTTATTATTGTTTTTCTTGTTCTGCCTGCTTACCGCTGCAAGGGAGTCTTTCGCTATGGTTTTTACAGTCTGAGAAGCTTCTTTTTCATAGTCAGGTGCTAGTCTTACAGCCAAGTTGTAAATAATCGCTGTTTCGTACTCTAGCGGCATTTCAAATGTTGTCGTTAAAGAGCTAAAGCTTGTTAGTGGTTTTTCTGTAAACATCGTCAATGTGGTATAGGAATATCCTACAGGCCAGATATAGATGTTTCCTGTTGGATAATTACCATCGAAGTAAATCTTTTCAGGTGTGCCTGTTAGGTCTTTATCCGAAATACCCGCATATTCAACATTATCCATTAAGCTTAATGGCGTATCAAAGCCATTCTCACTTACATAAGCCGCTTTAATATCTCTTGGTAGTGTAGTGTTAAAAGTCTGCCCAGAGCCTATAGTATAGGAGGTAGCCCCAGACAGACTGAATGTTTCTTTAGTTTCGGTGAAGATTAACGCACCATCAGTTGACCACTGCGCAATCATTGCGTTCATTTCATCAAAGCCGTCATTGATCTCTTCATTGGTCAGGGTTGAGCCTTGGCCTAATACCGAGATTTTCTTATGTGCTTTTTGAACCAGATCACGCGCTGTTGTCATTAAGACAGTACCTTAGTCGGGTAGTTTGTAACTGACTCAGGGCGAACCACTAGAAAGTCCATAGTTTCGCTTGCTGCATCAACTGGACTTGCTGTTGTATTAACAACCTGAATTGAGATTGAATCATCGCCAGTTACACGAACAGAACCGAGGATAATACCCGCGTCTAGGTCAGATTTAATCACCTGAACAATATCGCCTGTCTTAACGCCTGTTAGTGTGGCTGTTTCTTCTTCCGAAGTGTTAGCGGCAACTGAGCCTAGATCAACTGTAGCCTGCATGACTGTGATTGATTTGACGTTACCTGCAATAATACCTGTGCTCATATTTTAAGCTCCTTATATAAAGAAAAACCCCCGCTTACGCTTCCAACGTTTAGCGAGGGCTTATTAGATTTACGCAGTGATACGTGTTGACCACTCAGGACGAACCGCATCAAAACCATACAACACGTCATAACGTGTGGTGATCTTACGGTATGTCTGGTCGTAATCGCGAACGATATTGACTGTGATGCCGTCAACTGTTTCAGAAGCTACCAGATCAACACCTTTAGGCTGGTACAGTGGAACTGTAACCATCTTGAACGCTGATTTGTGCAGAGCTAAACTCTGGTTGTAAGTTGTGGATGCTGTAGCGCCACTTAATAGCGTAATTGTCTTGCCATCAGCAGGCAGTGCATCAACGTTCTTACGACCATCAGTAGCAGCCGCATATAGTGATGGAGAAATAGGAACATCAGCTTCGCCACTTGTGAAAGTCGTATCAGCAGTTACTACGAACTTCTGTAACTGGCCGGTAGTCTCTTTCGTGATTGGGTGAACCATGTAAATATCTTCAACTGTGAAGACTGTACCTTTTGTCCATGTGTTGCCTGAAGTAACGCCATCAATATGAATGATTGCATCACCCTCAGAGCCAGTACCATCAGTAAGTGGTGTACCACCTTGAGAACCTGTTGTAAGGCTACCGACTAGTTGAGTTTGAACCCAATCAAAGCCATCTGCACGTCCGATGTAACCATCACGGTATTGCTTGGCAATTTCCTCAGAAGACTGGAATAGACCTTTACGGGCGTCAACCGCTTCTGCACCGTTACGGCTGTTCATAAACAACATACGGTCATTCAGAGGAGCTAGGTTTTCATCAAGCAATGTCTTAGACTCTAAGATGTCTGAAACAGTGAATTGAGTGCTACCTGCTGTACCTGATAAATTGTATGTTTTGTCAGTTGCAATCTGGAAACAACGCGCTTCGATTTGGTGAGCTAGTGCATCCGCAGCAGGCATACCAAAACGCTTAAGTGCGTTCTTAACATCAACATCTGTCGCTAGTTCTAAAGAGTCAAATTCATCAGCAGTTGTTGCTGTCTTATCAAGCGTTAGGGCTGCTTTTTCTTCTTTAGAGTCTTTGTTTAGTGAAGAAATATCCAAGTTATCTTCTTGAACAATCTTACGAGCAGGGATAGATGTGTAGATCGTATCGCCTGATTTAAAGCCGTTTTTACCGTCAAACTCTGACTCATCTGCTTTATCTACAAATGAACAGAACTTTAGGTTATCACGTAGTCTTTCTGCAACACCCTTGGCAAATAACCCAGGGCCGTCTTTTACTGTATTAATTGTATTAGCCATTTAATATCTCCTTATTTAAGCCCAAGTGCGCCAAGTACGCTCTCTGCGTCATCTAGCGTTCTCTTAGGCTTGGCTGATCCTTTTGCCTTTGCAGGCGGTTTAGGTAGTGGTTGTGGTATTTCTTTTTGTGGTGCGCTGACCTCTTTCATGTATCCCTCTAGCTTCCTCTTGATGAGGGCAGGGGGCTTACCTAAAAGGGCTTCAATTTTCTCAGGATTAGCGCCGAGGTGATTTAGCAATGCGGGAGCGTTTTCACATTCAAAAGCCATGTATTTGCCGAACTCTTGAAAGCCTGCATCGTCTTTAGGAATCATTTCGATGTATTCCTGTACGACTTGCGTATTGGCTTCATAGTCAGGATTTTCCGCTTTAAACGCGGTTTCCAGCTCTTGGAAGTTTTCTCTTGATTGCTGATATTGCTCGTTAGCGGCGGCTTGTGCCTCTTGTACTAACAGTGCCTCTTGTGCTTTGCGCGTTACGCGCTCGTCATTGTAATCCTCAAGTGCCTTTTCATAGTCGGCATCAGTATCAAAATCACTAAGCTCTGGTTTCTCAGGTTGCTTTTGCTCTTTTAATTCTTGAAGCTTCTTCTGCGCATCTTGAATTTTTTTGTTTAGCTGCCTGTTTGCTGCCTTTTGTCGTGCTGTTTTCTCTTCAACTTGCTTTTCGATTAATTCCTTTACTTTCGGATCATCTAAAAGCTTTGCTGCTTCTTCATCACTAAGGCCTTCTTCGGCATTCTCTACTTCCTCAGGTTCTCCTTGCTCGGTTACTTCTGGCTCTGTAGGTTCGGATGGTTGATTTTCGACAGAATCCGTTGCTGTCGTTTCTTCGGCTTCTACGCCTTCTACGTTTTCCATTGCTGGTACTCGCTAGTTTAAGTTAAGCCCTAATTGGCGGGAGTTTCCCTTTCAGGCTGGGCTGTTGCCTGTTCTTCTCTTTGGAGGAATAGGTTAATGACTTCTGCGTGTTCATCAGTCTTGGCGGACTGCGCTTGCATCATTTCATTAATGTCTAGAATTGCGTCTGCAAGATCGGCTAGTCTTTCCGACTGTATGCCCTCTGCGCTCAATCGCTTCTCTTCAATCTCGGCAAGGACTTTTAGGCGCTGCGTTTCAGCTTCGGATTCCTTGACCTTTAATTCACCTGCTTGAATTTGGTTGTCGAACTCTTCATTTTTCTTCTTGGTATCCAATGCGATTAAGAGCTGTTCTTTTTCTTGCTCACTTGCCTGTAGCTGCTTCATGACTCCCATAAGCTTTAGTGCTGTAGGATCGTCACCCTGCATTTCAGGAGGCATGTTGGCCTTAATTCTTTCAGCGATAACATCTGCATACGGCCCGCCAGCGGCTTCGATAATCTTATCGCCTGCTATTGATGCGTATTCAGGATGTGCCTTGATTAATTCCTTGGAGATGTCTAAGAACTCTTGTTGCTGTGTTGCGTAAGAAGATCCCACATCCACATCCACATCGTACTGGCCTGCGCCTAGATTATAGATACCCTGCGTTTTATCTGTCTGAGCGTTAGGGTTTACTGTGACAGTTTTTTCTCTGCCATCAGCGCCGATAATTCTTAAAACCTGCTCTTTATTGTAAAGCTTCGGTATAATATCAATTAAGATAACGCCTACATGACGGATAGAGTTTGCAAGGTTGTCAATGAAGTGGAATGTTGCCTTATCACCTCTTAGCTGGCGTGATTTAATCGCTATGCCTGATATTGCATTGGATTCATCACCGCGATTTTCTTCATACATCCCGAGTGCGGCTGATACACCCATCTTCGCATTCATCTCAATCTGGAATAGGGCAGGGCTTACTTGCAGGGGCTGTTGTTTAGTCGGAGGAGGAGCAAGCATTGAGTTGCCGTTCTCATCCGTAATAATGACAGGGTCGTATTGAAGCTCCGCGTAGTTTGTTGTATTTGCGTTCTGCCAACGCTCATCCGTATCAAACTGCCCTACAGCACCTATCATTGGCTGGTTTTTAGGCTGGCTTCCGACAATCTCCGCAATCGTTGTCTTGATTGTATTCAGCATCTTCTGAGGGTCTTTTGCTTGCGTAATAAGCGAGTAAGACTTCAGCCTACCGTCATGCCATACCAGCTTGCCGTAAACAGGAACTAAAGGGATATACTTCCCTAACCATTCCGTTTCCTCTAATACGCCGCCGCCATATAACTTGCACCACTTAACCGTTGGAAGCTTTGTGGTTCTGCTCTGTAATTCTTGCACAAAAAAACCCTCACTTTGGAGGGCTTCAATCTGGTCTTTCGTTAGCACTCTTACCGCACCATCTGGCAGTAAGCACTCATATATCTCTATTTCGTCATATTCTTTATAGAAGTATTCAACAATACGGACTTTCTCGCCGTCCGTTGTTGATGTCTGTCGCCATGTGCCTGTTTCAAAGCTCTCAGGCTCAGCGTCAGGATATTCTTTTTCAAATACGTCTTTGTCGATGTCCTTATAAATGAAACCATATTCCGCATCTGATCCGTCAGGGCGCTCATGTGATGGGTCTAGCATTACACTCTGCCAGTCAGGAACGGCTTCAATGCATGCTTCTTGATTAAATGACATAGGGTCACTGTATTTCGTGTTAACCCTAATCCATCCGTAACCTGTCATTGTCGAATTCTGTACGGCTGTATCATAAGCAATAGACGCGGCCGACTGTCTTTCAATATTACGAATTAAACCCTTATATACTTCTGCTGTGTCTGGATCGCCCTGGTCATCTACTGGGGCTACCTTAATAGATGGGCGCATTTCTCTTGCTGTGTTTACAACCTGCTCGATAAACGGCAAGCAAATGTTCTCAGTTAGGGCAGGGCGCTTATCATTATGGCGGTTCTTTTTATCCTGCTCGTCCCACTGCTCACCTAAAGCAAAGTCCGCGTCTTCTGTACCGCGCTCATGCTCCTCGACATAAAATGCGAGTGTATCCTCAAAGCGGCTTTTAATGTCTTCTAGCTCTGCCATGAACCGCTCCGTTGTTGCATTGGTATCTTTTCTCTTTTTGGTTTCTTTGTTGTTTCTTTGATAGATAAGTACTGCGCCATGTATCTAAACGCTGCCGCACCATCACGCTCATGGATCTCTTTCCATTTGCCTGTGCGCTCGTCTTTCTCTGCTTTTTCGTGTCTTAGTGCTTGAAGACCGTCTTTACACTTATGCTCGTCAATATAAGCCTCTTTGATTAAGCTCTTGGCTAATCGTCTGCCTGCATCAACACTAATTGCCGGGAGTACTTTTGTATTTGTTAGCCCTAATGTCTTGAGCTGGTCTTCAATAGAGCCTTTCATACCTAAACGCTTATGCTTAGCATCGTGGGGTAGGACTGTAAGACCGTTATAGCCGTTTTCCTTAACCCAGCTTGCATAATGGCTTAGCTCTTCAAAATTACCTTCTGTGTAATCAATTACTCTAGGCTGTAATCCAACCATCTGAACGACCCATATAGCGGTTGCGTCAGCTCGCCCTAAATCCCATACGTTAATAACATCAACACCCGCCTTGCGTGGTACTTCCGTTATTCTGCCGTCTGCTTTAGCTTCTTCTAATAACTTAGCGTAATAGTGACCGTGGAATGATGTATCGTAATCACCGAGCCATATATGGTCAAAGTCTTCAGGATAGTTCTTTTTATCCAGCTCAACTTCTCTATATACTTCTTCGGTAAGGAATGGGTTATCAGTATAGTTTACGTGAATAACCAGTACATCAGGCTCGTTCCTGATCTGATTGCAAAACTCTTCAATCGCATCTTCAGGGAATTTAGAGTTCCATGTGAAGATAATCTGTGAGCCTTTTGCCCTGATTGTCGGTCTTAATACCTTGAGTGTGTTGCGTGTAATGTTCTGGGCTTCTTCAAACCACGCTATCTTGTAATCCTCTAGGGACTTTACGCTATCAGCGTTTAGATCATTCATACCTTGAAAGTAGAA